TTCATAGTTCCGGCTCTCACTTGACTGAAAACTTTTGACATTTCGTCGCGCAATTCTTTGGAGTTTTTCATCGTCTCATTCCTTTGGTTGGGTTTGTGTTCGTAACATTAGAATAGCGATGAACATTCAGATGGTCAAGAACTATTTGCAAAATAATGTCATCACCTGTAATCTGGTCCAAACAAACAAGGATTGATGAAATGCCTGATTTTTACGGAACGGCAACGGCGTTCACCGCCTATCATGGCGCGCGTGACAACACGGTTCCGGCTGATGCTGAAATTGAAGTTGCGCTTTTGGTGGCGTCCGAATGGATTGATGCGCGTTACCGATCACAGTTCCAGGGATGGAAAACAGCCGAACGCGAACAGTTGCGCGAATGGCCGCGCCGTGGTCATGTTGATTATTATGGTTATTTGATTGAAGATGATCAAATTCCGCGTGAAATTGAAAATGCAGTTTATGAAATCGCCTTGCGGCATTTGAATTCACCTGGTGTTCTTTCGATTGATTACACACCAAGCGTTTATGATACCGTTTCGGTTGACGGTGCGGTTTCTGCAAAGTTCGCAAAATTCGGTTCAGCTTCAGAAATTCAAACACAATTCAAAACTGTTGCTGAAATTCTTTCGGGTTTGCTATCTGCAAAGGGTTCATCTGGAAATCTAACCGGTTCATCAGTTCGCACATAAGAAAACCGCCCGCGTCAATTAAGTTGCGGGCGGTCACATGAACAGTTCAGGTTGATCGGGGGAGGAACCGCCTGAACCTAGTTCATTCTTATTTGTCGCGGAACACGCGAACAGATGCACCATCAGGGTCTTTTTTCGGGTCACAATTGGAAGCAAAGAAATGCTTATCAACGTTCATCACCGGCTTGTCAGTTGGAACCTGGGTGACAGTTCCATCAGCGCCCTTCAGGTCTTTCATTTCAAAAACAGTGTTACCTTTTTCATCACGCTTTTCGGCGCGATGTTTGCGGTTCTGGTTGGAAATGATGGAAGCCATGCCAGCGGCGGTTTTGTTGGTGACACCAAACGATTGACCAACTTCAAGTTTTTCAAACGGGTAAAGAGATTTGGAACCGCGCTTGCTGACTTTCTTGGGCATTTCAACTTCACCGGTGATGGTTGTCAGTTCGGGCGCAATGCGCTTGGTTGTTTCGGCTTTCGCGGCAACGGGTGCGGCGGGTGCCTTGGGTGCAATGGGCTTGGTTGTTTCAGCTTTCGCGGCAACGGGTGCGGCGGGTGCCTTGGGTGCAATGGGCGGTGCTTTGGGTGCTTCGGGTGCTTTTGCCATTGTTCTTTTCCTTTTCAGAGTTGGTTTTCAGGGTTACGTTTTCGATAGAACCGTGATACCTGTTGTGAAACATGCGGTCAACCGTCAAAATGAAGAAAAGGAAAGAAAATGTCTTTTTACGATGATATGCAAGCGGTTGCCGCAAACATTCTTAAAGATTTCAAACAAGGTGTTATAAAGTATGTTGACATTACACCAGGAACCGGCCCTGATGATGAACCTGGTGATCCAACTGAAACATTTTTCACGTTAGACGCGGCGGCGCGCGGTGTTAAATTTAAGTACGTCCAGAATGGTCTTGCTGTTGCCGGTGATCTTCAAGTTACCGCATCTGTTCCGGCAACAAATGAAGCGGGCGCGGTTGTATCACTCACGCCAAACATGAACGGTTTCATTGAAGTTGATGACGAACGTTATAAAATTGTTCAAATTTTACCAAAACCTTCAGCCGGAACAACTGTTGCGTTTGTTTTCATTGTAAGGAACTAATTCATGGCCCGTAAAAAATCGTTTGAACAACTGTTTGAAGAATTGGTTGAACGTTTCATTCCAGAAATCGCCAATGCCTTCAGGGCTGGAATTGCTGATGTTGTTGATCGGGCGATTTTGCGCGATGTTGTGCGCGCGATTGAACTAGGTGATGCGGAACGCGCCTTTAAGGTGTTAGGCTATTCTGAAGCCGCTATGCGCCCGCTCACCGCAAGCCTGGAACGCGCCTTTGAAGCGGGCGGTGTGACCGTGGGTCAAACGTTTCCGCGCCGCATGGTGACACCTTCAGGGCCAACCGTTTACCGCTTTGATGTTCGGAATAGCCGCGCGGAAAAATGGTTGCGTGAAACGTCTGCAAGCATGGTCACAAACATCGGTGAAGGAACCCGCGTTTCAGTTCGTAATGTGATTTCTGAAGGTGTTCGGGATGGTCGCAACCCGCGAAACATTGCGCTTGATATTGTTGGACGGGTGAACAGAAAAACCGGTTTGCGTGAAGGTGGAATTGTTGGTTTGAATTCATCGCAAGAACGCGCGGTTGCAGCGATGCGCCGTGATCTTGAAAACCTTGATCCGAATTATTTCACCAGAACGCGCCGCGCAACCAGGTTTGATGACATTATTCAAGAAATGTTTAATGGTGGAAAAGTTGATGCTGAAACCATCAATAAAATGACCGGTCAATATAAAAACAGTCTTTTGCAATTGCGCGGTGAAACGATTGCGCGCGATGGTGCAATTGAAGCGTTGAACCGTTCTGAATATGAAGCGTTGAAACAGGCGCAAGAATTGGGTGCAATGGGTAAAAATGGAGTTACGCGCGCTTGGGATAGTTCCGGCCCTGATGGGCGAACCCGTCCAAGTCATTTGGCGATGGGAAAGCGCGCAATTGTGGGTTTGGATGAAGCGTTTGTTTTTCCAAACGGTGTTACAATGATGCATCCGCAAGACCGATCACTCGCGGGTGCAAACAATGCAAAAGATTTGGCGAAAGAAACAATCAATTGCCGTTGTCGCGTTCGCACTATTGTTGATTGGCTTTCTGATCTTGATTGAACCAGGGTGGAACAGATAAAGAAATTTTAACGGGCGGTCTTTGATTTTCGCTTTGCTTTTGCGCTTTTGAAATCTTTTCTTTTGCGGTCATTGGTTGTGATCTGAAGCGTAACATATGTTTGGGGATTTTTTTCATTCTGGAAATTCACCAACTGAAAGTTTGATTGGCGGGTGCGATCTTCCATCAACATCTTGAATGTTACCTAAAAGTTCAACAATTATGTTTGCACCTTTTGCTAATTTTTCAAGTTCATCTGGTGTTGGCGTCCAACATGTTTGCATTACAGGCGTTCCATCTGGATAAATAACATCGCGCACCGATAATCCTAAATAACCTTGCGATTTACCAAGAACCCTTGTTGATTGTTGAAGTCTTGCGATCATCATTTTACTTTTCAAATCCTTACGATGTGTTATAGTTCAAAAAATTCTTAACAGATGACCAACGCAAAGACAAGATGGAATTTCACAACATGGTCAAGAAATTTTCAGCGCAAGTTGATGAAATAGTTTTAAAAACTGAAAAACGATTGATTGCACTTGCGCGGCAATCAACGCAAGAACTTGTTAACCAGGCACAAACACCAGTTGCGAAAGATGGAAAGATGCGGGTTGATACCGGCTTTTTGCGGGCGTCTGGTCAAATGTCACTGAACGGAATGCCAACCGGCCCTGTTCGCCCTGATGCCGATCAAGATACTTATGATTGGGACCAAACAACCGTGATCACAACACTTGCGCGGCTGAAACTAGGCGGCGCGGCGTTCTTTGGTTGGACGGCGAATTATGCGAAACATCGTGAAGCGTATGATGGTTTTCTTGAAACAGCCGTTCAAAATTGGCCCGCGATTGTTGACAAAGTAACAAAGCAAATAAAATCAAGGGTTAAATAAATGTCTGATGAACTGGCAATTAGAACTTTTCAAGATGCGATTAAAGAAGCTGTTGCAGATAGTAACACGCCAACATTGCCGATCAAGTTCAAAGGGCGAACATTCAAACCGCCAAAAGATCAACAATATGTTGAAATTGTTTTTATTCCAAACAATCCAGATGGTTTATTTTGGGGTTCTGAAAAACTATATCAGGGAATTTTTCGTTTAATTCTTCATTGGCCTAATGATGATAAAGGAATTTATGAACCTTTGAATGTAATTGAAAGCGTTTCTTCATATTTCACAAAGCAAAGAAAGCTTTTATATTTCACAACATCAACTTGGGATAATGGGCAACTTTGGGATAACGATCAAGCTTGGTTGAATGATGTTGGGTTTGACGTTTTTGCGCTGAACATATATGAAGAACCTAAATTATTGAGTGATATTGAGGCTGGCAAAGAAACGCTTTACCCTGTATCAATGGCTTACCGTAGTTTTCGCCCATAACTGAAAAGGAACAAGGCAATGAAACGATTTCTAACCATGACACCAACCCTTTTGACAATGGGCGTTCAACCGGCCCTGGCATTTGCAAACACAAACGCGGCGGCAACGCTTTGGATTGGTGTTGCAACCGCTGATGATGGTGAAGTTCCGCTTGTTGAAGATGCTGATCTTGATCTTGCAGGATATGAAGAACTGTTTTGGACGCAAATCAAAGCGGTTGGTTCACACGGTGAAGTTGGTCCTTCAACAAACCTTCTTTCTTATGGCACTTGGGATACAAGCGTTATTCAGAAAGCAAAAGGCATGACTGATGCCGGTTCGCCCGAAATTGAACTTGCACGAATTCCAACTAATAACGGTCAAATTGCGTTGCGCGCCGCATCGCTTTTGAACAACAACTTTGCGTTCAAAATTGTTCGCAATGATGCGCCCGCTGGTGGAACGCCAACCATGATTTATAACCGTGGTCTTGTGACCGGCCCGCGCCGCCCGATGGGCCGGAATGAAGATTTTGATCTTGAAATCTTCACGCTTGGTTTGCAGCAACTTGAAATTGTTGATGACGCGGCGGTATAAAAACTGAAAACCCCAAACTGAAGAAAGAAACCCCAAAATGAACGATATTGCAAACATCGCACCAAAAGAACAAACGATTGAAATTCTTCATCCAAGTTCTGATGAACCGGTTGGAATTAGCGTTTCGCTAATGTCACCAGATGATCCGCGCATGAAAACCATCAAACGCAAGATCACCGATTTCAATTTGCAAAAGCAAAAGCGCGGCAAGGTGTTGAAAGCGATTGAAGTTGAAGATAACGAAATTGCTTTGATCGGCGCAACCTTGACCGGTTGGGAATGGTATGGCGATGATGTTTCATTTAAGGGTGAAAAGCCTGAATTCAATCCGAAAAACGTTGCGGCTGTTCTGAAAGAAATCACATGGTTTAAAAAGCAATTGAGCGATGAACTTGATGACACCAAGGGTTTTTTTTAGACCTATCACAAGAACTTTGTGAAGCAATTCGCGTTCGCGTCCGGTATGATACCAAAGATGAAAACGGTAAAACCAGGCGCGAACGCAATGAAGATTTTGATCAAGATGA